ATTAAATATTTGATTTACTATAAATGAGTGCTGCCTTTTCCATTAAGATAGATGAAAGGAACATACCTAGTGAGGACATACTTCGTGAGGTATCTTATGTATGTGATAGACTTACAACAACGTATAATACGAATATTCTTGATTCGGCAAGTGATATTATAAAAGAGCAATTTCTTCTTGCTTCGTCGACACATCGTGAAGGAAGTAAAGGTAAAAAGGTGTTAATGAATCTTATATACAATCATTTTGATAAAACTCCTCTTAAACAAAGACCTATGCCCAGATTTATTGGTGGACCAAAAAATCTAACCGTTCACATAAGTAAAGAATATGACAAAATGATATACATTTTTGGAGAATATCACTCTGGTATTGTTGACTGTGATGTTCGATTTGGTGAAGAATCAAGTAAAGAAACGTGGGATAAACCAAATTCGAAAAAGATGAGAGTAGAATATTTTTTATCAGAGTTTATTCGTACAACAGATGATTTTCTTGACATTTTTGCTGAATTTCCTATAGTGTCTAAAAAAACAGGAAAATATCACAATGATTTTAGACGTTTTGCATCTAATCTTCGTTTGAATAAGTTACTAGAAAATTTTAAACAGTGTCTTCAACGAGACACTCGTACTGAAGATTGTAGTCTTGCAAGAATACATTATTTTGACGTTAGAGGGTTTGATAAAGAAGGAAATCTTACCGGTTCTACTATCCTAGATCATTTTTTTTATGAATTACAGACTATCTTTATGGGTTTTTCAGGTGATATCAAAAAACTAAAGCAATTGAGTGAAGATTCAACAATTAAACATTTTCTGATTAATTATTTATCTGAACCTGATGAAACAGAATTTAAAAAAAAGTGGGTTCAACATATGTATCATTATTATCATATTAGCAAAGAATTACGAAGTTTAAAAAATGATAACCCAGAAATACAAGATAAGATCTTATCTTTTTTTGAAAAAGAAATTACTGAAAAAGTAATGAAATATAGAACATCATGGCTTACAAATGTTAATATGATTTTAAAATTTTCTGATTTCTCAGATGTATTATTTAAAAATGCTTTTAGCAATATATATGATTCTATTGTTTACATTAATGCTCTATATGCAGACATATATACTATTTTACGTGTATTCAAAACATTTAATATATCAGAAATGAAACAAAAAGCGTACAGTAACGCAACAGATCAACCTGACAAAGCACACAATATAATCATATATGCGGGTGATTTACACTCTCAAGTATATAGAAAATTCTTAAAAGAGGTTCTCGATTTTGACAAGATAGAAGTTGCAGGAAAGGAAGAACCATATGGCCAGACTGGTAAAGCAACGTATTGTATAGATATGAAAGACATAACACAACCACTCTTTTCTAAATATCATGAGTTAATAAAACCTGATAAAGATCAATCACTGAAACCAACAGCATACCATGAATTAATAAAACCTGATAAAGATCAATCACTGAAACCAACAGCATACCATGAATTAATAAAACCTGATAAAGATCAATCACTGAAACCAACAGCATCTGAACAAAGGCATATCGAACCGATAAAGGATGTTGAAACTCTGTTAAAAGAAGCAGCAGTCGCCTCGTTGATCACCTATTCGAAAAAGACAACAAAAGAAGATGCCATAAGATATCTGTTAAATAACGACCTTCTCGACAAAGAAGGTTTTGAGTTGAATGATATGACATTCACTAAGAACAAAATCTATCTCGCAATGAGCAACAAGTCGATGTGGGACACAACTCTATCGGTGACAAAAGACGGAATTACAGTGCCTCTATACCGTAATTATGATGCACAAATTACGTTTCACTAGCCAGTCTAGGAATCTTGACATAGATACGTTATTCCTTCAAAAAGAAATTAGCAAACAAAAAGATAGTGAATAATATTTTATCTTAATAATCAAACCTATATTTTGCATTGGTGCCAATACTTATGATATTTATAAAAGCAAGAATTAATATAAATAGACCTAATGCCTCGTGATTGTTTTGTATGTTTAAACACTACAAAGAACAAGGTATGTACTACATGCGAGTGTTATGCTCACTACCATTGTTGGGGTGAATACTTGAAAAATTATACAAATGTAATTACTTATATTTATGAAGAAGAAATGTTAATCACGGTTCCTCTGTACGCTAAATGTCCACAATGTAGTGGTGATATAGCAAATGTAAAACCTGTGACTCGATCTGATACGAGATTTGGTCGTCGAACTTTCTTGAGAATAAGATGTCAAAATATGTTTGGTTATGCAGAATTGACTGGTGATCTAGTCAAGAGATCTGCTATTTTTAGAAATATTTTTGAGACCATCTCTCATAATAAGAATTTACTTCGTGGAGGAGGTGCGTTTAGAAATATGATAAAAATCAAATTGATATCTCTACACATTTCAGGTGAATGGAAATTTGCCAATTTTTACTATCTCAAAATATTTGGTAAACAAATAAAGTGAAATTATACTAATAGTATAATTTCTTTTTGCTGTGTAATATAATCATTTCTTCTGAAAGAGAACGCCCCAATCGTCTTCAATAACTTGTTTTTTCTTAATAGGAGTCGCCATCTTACCCCATCGACCCTTATTTTCTTTCCAACACCAGCTTGAATGCCTTTGTAAACCTTTCCAGATCTCGTATACATGATTTTTATCAGCGTGATCCTTAACCCATACATTCATATCCGTGTGTTTTTTCAAAAATACAACTGCCTTACTTCGGCGTGTTGTGACATTAATTTCATATACGACGCAGCTCATTTTATTATATGCTAGGATAATTTTCAGTCATTTCTCCTCTAAATGTTTTTTCCATAAGCTGATAGACCAATTTTGTATCTTTAACGTTGCTCAGAAGAAAGCAAAGCTTAGTATATGCAGCTGGTGTGGTCATATCGTTTCCTGATACAACTCCTGCTTCTAAAAGACGAATGTCTAGGTCAAATTTTGATAAATAGTCACATTGAGACACCGCTACTATTACAACTCCTTTTTCAATTAGTTTCTTGATAGCATTCATGAAATTCTTTGAATTAGGTGCATTTCCCGATCCATACATTTCTAGTACAATTCCATTCACTATATCATTTTCTGAGAAATTAAATGAGATATCGCTTATTCCAGGAAAAACTTTTACAACCAATATATTAATCTTTGGGTCAAAAAGTTTTATCTGCATTTTTTCCTTAGGTTGTTGTAACGAGTTATACATATCAAGGTGCTGGTAATTAGGAGACGTAAAATATTCTAATGCTTTGTGTACTGTACGACAACCACGCAGCAATTTTCCGTTAGATGAGACCATAACTTCAGGTATTCTAGTTTTTGAAGCTAATTTAAGAGCAGAACTCACATCACCATCTGTTAATATGATTGGTTTTGTTACATTTTCTATCATAAATGATAGAGCAGACGCAGTATACACAAGAGTATCCCCACCGCATACGATTATAAAAGCATCATAGTTATTGTATTTTTTCTCTAAATCTTTTGCTATCACATTCCAGTCATTTAACGATATATCAGTTGATCTCATTTGAGGTTGGTATGAGTCAATATCATACTTTTCCTTTTTAGAAATATACTTTTCTTTAAAATCATTGTCAACGTCTCCACCTGTATGGATAATATGGATTTTCGTAGAAATAACGCCGTCGTTATCTTGGTGAGTGTTTACACCAAGATATATTGACACAACGGTCGCCGCTAGGGCCGCTGTGGTAAGTAAGACAAGAGTCTGTTTTTCTTCTTGTGTTAGGAACTTCATTATTTTATATTATGCCAGAATAAAAAGAGTAAAATAATACCACACATAACTACCCATAACCACTTATAGAATAAAATATAAAGTATTCTATCGAATTTTAATTTGTCTAATAAAGTATGTACATTCAGATGGCAACAGTTGCTTTCAAGGCGCTTAAAGATATAGGAAATAATCGTAATCAAATGGATAGCAATCAAGAAATTATTAGTAAATTAAAGTTTATTGGTAAAATTAAGAAGGGTGAGAAAATCAACACTCGTCATATGTATGTGCAACCAGATGGTCTAGGCACTTCCATAATACGAACCTTTATCTATCAGGATAACAGAGGAAATGTTCTAAATTTTTGTCAAGAAACAATATCTCGAGCATTTGAGTTATTAATTACTTACGAAAGATCTGAAAAGAACGCGGAACATGTTTTGTTTGGAAACTTGCTTGTTGACCTTCAGCAAGCAACTACAGGACTTGCTAATCTAAAATTTACTTACATTGCTGACACTAAATTTTGTTGTGATATGGATACCTTACTACAGATAATAACAGCTAGGTTAGATACATATGTAAATAAAGAAACAGATGGTGAATGATAGAAACTGTGGTCTAAAACACATTGTACAACATCATAAAAATGAGCGATTCTGACATTGTGTGGATCGCAAGCTTTGATATAGGCAAAAAGAATTTTGCATTCTATATCGAAGAATTTGACAAATCGGAGATTATGAAATTACCTCGCATACCGGCAAGTAAAAGATATAATGCTGATGGTACTACAACATCAGATTTTGAGAAAATAGTAAAGAAAGTTTGTATGAATGGTAAAAGTATTATTTTTCAAAATAGTGATCTCACCGAAGGTTGCAAAAAGAGTTCTTACCTAGATCCAGAAACCTATCATAATATGACAGATCTTCTCGATAGATATGTTGATTATTGGGATCAATGCGACGCGTTCGTGATAGAAAAGCAGATGTCTTTCGGAAAACGACATAATACAATGGCTCTAAAGTTAGGACAACATTGTTGGTCATATTTTGCATTCAAGTATGGAAGATTCAAAGAGATCGTAGAGTTCCCTGCGTATCACAAAACGCAAGTTTTAGGAGCAAAAAAGATATTATCTAAGGTAGGTGGCAAATATAAAGCGATAGATAAACCTGCGCGCAAGAAATGGAGTGTACAAAAAGCTATTTCTATACTAAACGAAAGGAATGATGATAAAACTATTTCAACATTAACATCTGCAAGAAAGAGAGATGATTTGGCTGATGTGCTGTGTCAATTACAAGCATTTAAGATTCTAGTTTATATAGATAAAG